AATATACATTACATAATATATCTAGACAGGGACAGTCTAAGTACGACAAGGTCTTTATAACTAACATTGAATATATTGGCAAGGAAGATGGTTATTGTATCTCGGTAGATAGTGAAGATAAGACATATATCACCAAAGACTATATAGTTACACACAATTCATTCTTACTAGCTGTTTATGCTTGGCTAAAAATGGTACTTATACCAGAAACCAAGATTGTTGTGGTAGGCTCTGGCTTCCGTCAGTCTAAGATTATTCTTGAGTATATGGAAACTATCTGGAAGAAGGCCCCTATACTTCGTAGTATATCAGACAGAAGGGATGCCCTAAGTAAAGATGTTGATAGGTGGAGGGTAGCTTTCCATGATAGTTGGGCTATAGCTGTACCTATTGGTGATGGTCAGAAAATTAGAGGTTTGCGTGCCCATACAGTTATTGCGGACGAATTTGCTTGTCTAGATGAGAATACTATAATAGAAACCAATAATGGTTTAATGAGAATTAAGGATACTTTTATAGATGGTATCCAAATACTAAATCAAAACGGTCAGTTAGAAACTCCATCCAAATTTATTAAAACACCATTAACAGACGTATATGAAATTAAGACTAGTCGTGGCTATGGCTTTAAATGCTCTAATATACATAAAGTAAAAACAAGCAGTGGTTGGAAGTTAGCAAAAGACCTGACCAAGTATGACTATTTGGTGTTTGACAATCAATATGTATTTCCTAATAAAGAAAAGGATGTTCTTACAAGGAAAGAGGCGTGGTTATTAGGACTGGTGGTAGCCAAAGGAACTTGTACGAAGAAAAATGGACTATCTATTAAAACAACAGACGTAGATACTGTAAATAAAATACGTAACGAATATTCCGAGTACCTGCCCAAAATTTATACTAGAACAGCTTATGTAGACAGTAGGGGCTGGAATTGTAAACAGTCATATGAAATTGTGTTTAAAAAAGCTTTGAGAGATAGGTTTTTTGAACTTGGCCTAGAGTATGTAACATCACACAAGAAAGAGATTCCTAGTGCTATATTAAAATCATCAAGAGATGTTGTTATATCCTTCTTATCTGGTTTATTTGATGGGGATGGTTCTGCTTTCATTTGGGAAAGTAGCGGTAGGAAGATGTTAGGTATTGCCTATTATTCTGTTTCTGAAAAATTGATTAATGAGATACATATACTATTGTCTAAATTAAATATCATAGGTAATAAAGTATCTAGGAGTAGCAAAATGTCTAATAATATGCAGTGGATGTTAAGGTTTAATAGTGACTATGCGCATTTCCTATTTGAAATGTTAAATATTGATAGGTGGCACGCTATTAATATAGCAGACCTAGATGTGGATAAGAAACCTAAAAAGCTAGGAGTTACATTTGCAAAAGACAAGAAAAAATGGAAATGCTCTCCATACTATTGTGGTAAACTAAATAATCTTGGTTATTATCATACAGAACAAGAGGCTATAGATGCTGCCAAGTCTTTTTGGGAAACTCACCCAAGTCTCTTAAAGGTTAGTAGCGTTACTAAACTGGCTGTACAACAACAGCTATATGATTATGAGTTGCCCGACACACATAGTTTTTATGGAAATGGCTTTGTACAACATAACTCCATCCCTCTTCAAATATATGAAACTGTTATTGCTGGTTTCGGTGCTGTTTCTGCTGACCCAATTGATAACGTTAAAGCTGCGGCTAGACGTAGGAAGATGAAGTCTCTTGGTTTATGGAACGAAGAGTTGGAGGCCAGTTATGAAGAAGGAAGGGTTGGCAACCAGTCTATTATTACAGGTACAGCCGATTATGCCTTCAAACCATTCGCCCAATACCATAATCAGTATCAGCGTATCATAAATAGTAAGGGTGATATGCGTGTAATAGCAGATATCTATGGTGGAGAAGAGAATGTACCAGAAAGCTTTGATTGGCGTAACTATGCAGTTATTCGTATTCCATATGAGCTTATTCCAGAAGGTTTCATGGATGACAAGACCGTAGCCCGTGCCAAAGCTACTGTTCATAATGGTATTTTCCAAATGGAATATGGGGCCGTCTTTACCGAAGATAGCGAGGGATTCTTTAAGAGAAGCCTTATCGAGAGTTGTGTAACTAGCGATATTCGCCCCATCTATCTTCCTTCTGGCCCAGTGTGGTTCGACGCTGTAACCAAGGGCAACCCTAAAGAGAAATATGTATATGGAGTTGACCCTGCATCTGAGAACGATAATTTCACTATAACAGTCCTACAGTTAATGGAAGACCATACACGCGTGGTCTATTGTTGGGCCACTAACCGTAAGAACTTTAAGGAAAGACAAGATGCGGGTTTATCAAACGAGCATGATTACTATGCTTATTGTGCTAGAAAAATACGTGATTTAATGAGAACTTTCCCTCCCGTCCGTATTGGTATGGATTCCCAGGGTGGCGGTGTCGCTGTTATGGAAGCATTACACGACCCTGATAAAATGTATCCAGGTGAGCAATTCTTGTGGCCTATCATCAATCCTGAAAAATCGGCGGACACCGACTTAAAGCAGGGCTTACATATAGTAGAGCTTGTTAACTTTGCTAGTGCTGAGTGGACTGGTAATGCCAACCATGGTATGCGTAAGGATTTGGAGGATAAGGTTCTTCTCTTTCCAAGGTTCGACCCAATCACACTTGGACTTGCTCATGAGAACGATGCGGCTGCCTACAAAGCAGGAGACAAGAGCCGTCTATACGATTCCTTAGAAGACTGTGTTATGGAGATAGAGGAGCTTAAGGATGAGCTAGCCATGATAGTTATGACTAAGACTCTTATGGGTAATAGAGATAGATGGGATACGCCAGAAATCAAGGGTAAGGATGGAAAGAAAGGTAGGCTGAGAAAGGACCGCTATTCTTCTTTGGTAATAGCTAATATGTTGGCTCGCGTTATACATAGAACGGACGTTACGCCTACTTATATCGTTATTGGTGGCGCGGTCCACAATATGGTACCAGCCAACCCAAATATGGGCCAATTATACGCTCCAATAGGAAGTCATGTTTTTGAGCCAGGAATTTTTCAGGCAGTTCGTAGGATTTAGGTGTATTATAATTACAGTGCGATTGTAATACGATTAAAGGAAATTCTATGACGAAAAAGTATCCTAAGAGCGAGATGGTCAACTCTATTCTTCATTCTGATGAACCAGCCTTTACGTCTTGGCTAGAGGGTGATGCCCAATCTAAACAGGAGGCATTCAAAGAATCTGCTAAGTCTCTTTCTGAGTACATTGGTGTCTCTAGGGCAGATACCCGTTTCAACGATTTCTCCAATTTGCTTCCTGGCATATCTGGTCGCCCTGGCCTAACTAGGGATGGATATAATTATTTTCGCCCAGAAGAAGCTAGTCCAACACGCCACAGAGATATTATACTAAGATGTAATGATATCTATCAGGGTGTAGGTTTAATCCAAAATGTTATTAATCTGATGGGAGACTTTACTGCCCAGGGCGTTAGGCTTAGTCATCAGAACAAGAAAATAGAGAAGTTTTTCAACAATTGGTTCAAGAAGGTGAATGGGCCAGAACGCACAGAGCGTATGGCAAACTACCTATATCGTTCAGGAACCGCTATTGTTCGTAAGCAAACCGCAAAGATTAGTGTCCGAACCGGAGAAAAATTATACAAAACGTCTGCCGACCCAGACCTCAAGAATGAGGATGTACAACCACTTTATAAGACAGAGAAGCGTGAAATTCCTTGGAGGTACACATTTCTCGACCCTGCTACGGTAGTAACGGTGGGCGGCTCCCTATCTTCTTTTGTTGGTAATCCTAGATATGCTATTGTTTTGCCAGACAAGATTCGTCGTCAAATAATGTCTCCTAAGACAGAAGTTGAGAAGCAGATAGTAGATATGTTACCAGACGATATTAAGAACGCCGCTAAGAAGAAAGCCCCTTATATTCTTCCTTCTGAAAAAACAATGGTCGTCCACTTTAAGAAAGATGACTGGGATGAGTGGGCCTATCCTATCATCTACTCTATCTTCAAAGATGCGGTAGCTTACGAAAAAATGAAGCTGGCCGACATTGCTGCTTTAGACGGAGCTATCTCTAATATCCGTATCTTTACCGTCGGTGATATAGCTAATAACATTCTACCTACAGCTTATGCTGCTGCCAAACTAGCAGAAATCCTGCAAAGCCATACTGGTGCTGGTACCATGGATATCATTTGGGGTGAAGACCTTAAGCTTCAAGAAACCAAAAGTGAGGTTTATAAGTTTTTGGGCGAAGAGAAGTACAAGCCCATTCTGAACGCATTATACGCTGGTTTGGGCATTCCACCAACATTGACTGGAACCTACGGAGCAGCAGGCACCACCAATAATTTCATTTCGTTGAAGACTTTAACGGAACGCTTGGAGTATGGTCGTGCCCGTATTATAGAATTTTGGGAGAAGGAAATCGCCATAGTACAAGAGGCTATGGGTTTTCGCTTTCCGGCTCAGGTAGAGTTCGACCTTATGAACTTGGGTGACGAGCAATCCATACTGAGGTTGTATATGGACCTTGCCGACAGACTTATGATTTCCGATGAGACACTACAAAAGGTATTCAAACAAGACCCTGAGATGGAAAGACTAAGAATCAACCGTGAGGCAAAGGATAGGGAAGCAGGCAGAAGGGTTGGCAAGACAGGGCCTTTCTTCGAGCCAGAACCAGACGAAAGCCTAAAGAAGATTGCATTGCAGCAGGGTGTTGTGACGCCAAGCCAGTTGGGCTTGGACCTACCTCCACCTAAGGAAGGCGAGGTTACTATGATGGATAAGAAGCATGAGCAGGATATGAAGAGGCAAGAGTTAGCTAATAAACAGAAGATTGCTCAGCAGAAGATGAAGGGTAAGCCAGGGCAGGGGAGACCAGTCGGTAAGAAGGATTCTACTAAGAGGAAGACTAAGACTTTTAAGCCACGCTCTAAAGCGGCTACTATGGTATGGGCAAATCGCGCACAAGCCGAGATAGCTGAGATTTTGAACCCAGGACTTTTGGCAACATATGGCAAGAAAAACTTCAGGATGCTTAGTACATCTGAGGCTGAGGAAGTAGAAAGAATCAAGTTTGGGGTATTATCAGAGATAGAACCTTTTACCACTATTACTGCGGATGTTATCAAGGGTGCCCTTAATTTTTCATTCACTTATTCAGAAATGAGTAAATTATATAGAAAACATCTATCTCAGGTGTTAGGTGAAAATGGGGAAACTTTATCAGTAGACGATATTAAGCAGATACAATCTTGTGTATATGCAGACTATTATGGAGGAGAAGATGAGTAAAGTAGTAATTACGTTAGATACGGCTACAAAGGAGTTGGATGTAAAAGTAGACGGTAACTCTTTAGACGATGTTACTAGTGTCTCTATTTATAAGTATGAAGATTATCATGATGAGGAAAACGTAAATATTTCTATCAATCAAAGGAAAGAACCAGAAGAAAAGAACGGAATGTGTATCCACACAACTCTGACTGCTTCTGAGAGTGGTGACCTAGTTGTTGATAAAAATGCCCCAAGTCCTGTTCAAAGTTCCATTGCCAACTTTATAAAGAGTAGATAATGTCATATCAGATTCCTGTATATAAAGCTGAGGTTGAGGCTGGCATTGCCGAGTTGGTACGTTCCAGCGCCTCTGTTGCTTATTGCGCTCAGGTTGAAAAGAACCTGGCTAGCCAAAAAGACATCAATGAAATAATGGCTATTCTAGAGAAGTACGACAAGAAGCTTGTGGCCTCTATTGGTGATAGCGACTTATATCCTGCCAGGTCCATTCTTGCATCTACAGTTTGGAATAAGAATGATGATATTTTCCATAAGGCTGATACGTGGGCTGCACGCCACTCTCCTTCTCATAAACCCGACAACCTAGAACATAATGAAAAGGTTATAGTGGGGCATATGATTGATACATGGGTTATAGATTCAGACGGTAAGGTAATAGCTGATAATACTACTATAGATGACCTTCCAGATTTATTCCACATTTTTAATAGCTCAGTTATATACAGAAGTTGGTCAGATGACGACTTAAGAAAGAAGGTTGAAGACTTAATAGAAAAGATAGAAGCTGGTAAGGCTTTTGTATCCATGGAATGTCTTTTCCGTGGTTTTGACTATGGGCTTATACTACCTACTGGTGAGCAGCATATTGTGGCCCGTGGCGCAGAAACAGCCTTTTTAACTAAGCATTTGAGGGCATATGGTGGTGAGGGCAAGTACGAAAACTATAGAGTTGGGCGTGTATTACGTAATATGACGTTCTCAGGCAAAGGATATGTTGGGCGTCCGGCCAACCCAGACAGCGCTGCATTTCCTTGGGAAAACAGTATTAATTTTACAAAAGCAACAGAAATAAATCCATTTTCAAAAGCATCTGGTGTATCTATATTATGCAAGGGTATTCCTACAGAAGAGGAAGCCACTGCTAACACGAATAACAAACAGGAGATTAGTAATATGACCGCAGATATTAACAAGGTTCTTGAAGACCAAGTAGCTGAGCTAAAGGCCCAGGTTAAGACGTTGTCAGACGAGAATAAGACTCTTGCCACAACGACAACCAAGGCTTCTGTTGAGAAGCTTGAGGCTTCCATTACTGACTTAACTGCAAAGCTTGAGGCTGCTAACGCAGCTAAGGCTGCAAAGGAGACTGAGTTGGCTGCTGCTGTTACAGCAAAGGCCGAAGTTGAGAAGCAGCTTGCTGATATTACCAAGGCCAAGACTGACCTTGAAACCGACCTTAACAAGATTAAGGCAGACGCAGCAAAGGCAGCACGTATTTCATCTCTTGTAGAGGCTGGCGTTTCCAAGGAAGTTGCAACAACTACCGTAGAGAAGTTCAGCGCTCTATCTGACGAACAGTTCGCAGCAATCGCTGAGCTTGCCATCAAGGCAGCTAAAGCTGAATTCCCTCCTGCTGACGATAAGAAGAAAGATGACAAAAAGAAGAAGAGTGACGCTACAGAATCAGCGCTAGAAACGGCTGAGACTGAAGAGGAGCCTGCTCTTTCTGCATCTGCTAGTGAAGATGACGCAGATAAGACTGTAGAGACACGTAAAGCTCTAGCAGCTTGGTTTGAGTCAAGTGGTATCGGTGGTAGCACCAAGTAAATAAAACAGGAGATTTAAGTAATATGGCTCTTAAAGCAGATAGACACGAAGCGCGCACAGATATTTCATTCTTCATGAATACAACTGGCAATCGTGGTGTAATTGTTGTCCACGACACAAGCGCATCTGGTGCTGGTATGGACGCAGCAGCAGCCGTTGTAAAGATTCCAACAGCAGGCTTCTCTGGTAGTTTGCCAGCCGGTTTGCTATTGTGCGACGTTGTAAACTACGACTTAACTCGTCAGCATATCAATTGGCACAAAGATGAGGTTCAGATTGGTGGTAAGGTTACGTTGTTGAAGGACGGCTGGGTTGTAACAAACGCAGTTTCCGGCTCCCCAACAGCAGGTCAGACAGCTTATTATGACCAAAACGGTAACCTAACACCTACAGATGGTGGCGGCGGTGTCAAGGTTGGCCGTTTCCTAACATCCAAGGATGCGGACGGTTACGCTAAAGTTGACATTAACATAACAGGCTAATTAGAGGAGATACAATATATCATGGCTAAGAGTAAGGTTTTTCAACCAAATGATGAGATGAATCAGCTTTTGATTAAGTCTGGTTCATATAAAAAGGAAGAAGCTCTTGCTGCCCAAGCAGAACTAGCTAAGGCTCTAGAACTACCTTTGAGACAGGGTATTCTGTTTGGAGATATTCTAGATAGCATTTTCCAGCCAATCAAGTTGGCTCAGAGTGCTACTCCAGAGTTTCCTTTGGATTTCCTAGCTCCGGGGACCGAGAAGGACTGGGTCGCCTACACAATTCCTAATCAGGGTAGAATACCTGAGAGGCGTGTAGAGGGTGATTACGTCATGGTACCAACTTATGATATTGGTGCATCTATTGACTGGTTGCTAAAGTATGCCCGCGATGCACGCTGGGACGTTGTTCGTCGTGCTATGCAGGTAATGGAAGCTCAGTTCGTTAAGAAAATGAACGATGACGGATGGCATACAGTAATTGCTGCTGGTGTTGACCGTAACATTGTTGTTCTTGACGCTGACGCTAACCCAGGTCAGTTTACAAAGAGACTTATCTCTCTTGGTAAGACAGTTATGCGTAGAAACGGTGGCGGTAATTCAACAAGCCAGAACCGTGGTCTGCTAACTGACGTTTATATGAGCCCAGAAGGTATCGAAGACATCCGTAACTGGGGTCTTGACCAGATTGACGAGGTCACCCGCCGTGAGATTTACACAGCAGAAGATGGTGGCGTGAGCCGTGTCTTCAGTGTTAACCTACACGACCTTGATGAGCTTGGTGAAGGTCAGGAGTATCAGTTGTTCTACAGCAACCAGCTAGCAGGTAGCCTGCCATCCGGTGACGTAGAAATCTGCGTGGGTCTAGACCTTCGTAAGAGCGACAGTTTCGTTATGCCAATCCGTGAAGAGGTTCAAATCTTCGAGGACGACATGATGCACCGTAGCAAGAGAGCTGGTCTATATGGATGGGCTGAGCAGGGCTTTGCTGTTCTAGACAACAGAAGAGTTATCCTACTAAGCTACTAAAAATAGTTTAATTTCAAATTCAACCCCTGGTAGGCTTGCCTACTGGGGGTTTTTTGTTGTAATGGGGTATTATAAGATAGGCAATACGTTAAAAAGGGTATAAATATATGATGCCATCTGGAATGGTTACTCCTCTACGAGTCCTGATAAATGATTTAGATGTTAGTCCAACCTATTCAGACGCAAGGTTGAGTCAAGCGCTTTGTGTTGCATCACAGCAGATTCAGGTCCACCTTTCTTTTTCTACAACATACACAATAGACTACACCGCCCTTACAATCACGCCAGACCCAACTGTTGCTGCAACGCTAAATGAGGATTTTGTGGTGCTGGCAGTATTGAAGGCTGCTTGTTTTATGGACCAAAGCTTAATGAGAACTAAGGCCGCAGCGGCAGGACTAAGGGCAACTCTTGGTTCATTAAGTCTGGATACAAGCAATAATTTAGATGGATTTATAAAAATGCTTCAGTTAGGGCCATGTGCTAATTTTGACGATATGGCTAAGGACTATGCTTTTGGTAACCCAAATATTATGAAGGCTGTTTTAAGTCCATTTGTTAATAATCAGTTTGACCCAGCAAATTTAAATTCTTACATGCCACCTGAACGAGATAGGAGTTAATTATGTCAGCCGATATAGTAAAAGCAATAAGTGCAAATCCAATTAAAAACGGTTCTATGATTTTGAACAAGCCACTTAAGGCATATTCTGACGGTCCATTGGCTTATAATGCTTATGTTGATAATAAGCCAGTAATCACCGATATAGATGATAAATATACCGACAGATTTGACGACCTAAACTACTACCAGAACTAAAGATAGCTCATGGCTAATCCATTATCTGGTATTATAACGGCGGAGTTCAAGCAACTCTTTAATTATGCTATAGACGCACTATTAGAGGACACTGCCCTAACAGTAACATGCCGTATATATTACGGTACTACTAAGAATACGCAGTGCCCTAACTGTATTTTAGACAACAATGCTAGGGTATCTGCGAACCAGTATAAGCCCGGTGGGCCAGTGTCTTTTGCCACAGGCTCCATCTGTCCAATGTGTGGTGGCATAGGTTTCATAGCCTCCGACACTAGCGAAACCTTTAACATGGCTATCATCTACGGATATAACCGCACCAAGTTTATACAAACGGGTCAGAATCTTAAAGAGGGCGTTTTCTACGTACAAAGCGTATGTAAGCTTGATAGGTTTCCTAATCTAAAGAATGCTAAAGAAGCTGTGTTTGATACGAGTGTGGAAGGAATAGGTAAGTATAAGTTTGAGAGGTATGGTGACCCAACCCCAGTAAACTTTGGAACTACGCCCTATATTGTTACAAATTGGACAAGGAAAGGTTAAGCCTTGAGCATAAAGCTAACTCAGAGTGAGGCACAAATTGAGCGTATTATTATAGATATGCTTAAGAAGCAATTCAAGGATACGGCTATCGCTAGTCAACTTGCAATAGAAGATAGGTTGCGCTCCGTTATTATAGACTCAATAAAGGCCGCGCCCGAATATCATTCCTTACTTTCTGGCAGATTGCTTGGTGAATTTGGATTGACTGACGCGCCAACGAAGCTTGATAGGATTTTACAGGTATGGTCGCAGGACATACATTTTGATATGAAGAATACGACAATGCGCATTACGGCCATACAGGGCGACTTTAAGAATGTTCTTTCTCTTCCAGAAGCTCAGCAGTTTACCAACAAGGGCGTTTCTTTAGATTGGCTTGACTGGTTGTTGATTAAGGGAGATAAGACCATTATTCGTGAATATGAGATAGAGGCGGCGCAAGGGCGTAGGTCACGTACTGGGCTGGCTGTGATGGTTAAGGTAAAGAAGGGGCGCTGGAAGGTTCCCTCTCAATATGCGGGCACAGTGAATAAAAACTGGGTAACCAGGGCAATAGACGATATACCAGATAGTAAAATAGAAAACATAATAATCCAAGAAGTAACTAATAAATGGTAGAATCCTATACACTGTTCAAGGGCGTAAGAAATATCGGCGATACGCTGATAATGAACGAGCTTGAGAACAATTTGAAGACATTCTTAGATTGGGGCTTCCTAAACATAGGTGGCTTTGTTAATGTTCAGATTCCTACCTCTGGTTCGTTTGGTGGTAACTTCCATACATTAAGGGTTGCCGAAGACCCATCATATACAGATGGCTCTGTTTGGGAAACAATTCGTAAGGATTGGGTGTGGGAAACAGGGGTCAACTTTAATGGCATGTCTCCAATCGCTATTTCTGGAGTATATATTAATGGTACGTTTTATGCGCCTAATCACGCAACGTATGGACACCACTATGACTACGCTAATGGCCGTGTGATATTCTCTGGTACAGTTCCAGCGGCTAGCAGCGTAACTATGAACTATTCTTACCGTTGGGTACAAGTTGCTCTAGCTAATAATTCAAATTGGTTTTATGAAGGGCAGTACGACTCCCTACTTCCAGGCGACCCTCAGTGGACGACATATCATCCTGGTAGCGGAGACTTTTCTTCCCCTCCTCAACATCGCATTCAGTTTCCAACAATAATTATCGAGGCAGTGCCAAGGGCCAGAAATAGGCCGTATGAAGTTGGTAACACCTCTTTATGGGTGGAGCAGGATGTGGTTTTCAATATTTTAGCAGAAAATAAATGGGGACGTAACAAGCTGATAGATGTTATAAGGCTAGAGGATAATAGGGAAATATACCTATATGACAGTGATGCTGTAGCAAGGTCTGGTTTTAATGCCATAGATTATAGGGGGATGTTGGTAAATACGAGCGGAATGTATCCATATTTAGTTGATAACTTCCGCTTAGCAAAAGTGTACTTTAAGGAAGTCGTTTTGTCCGAAGTGGAGTCTTTGAATCCAAAGCTTCATGAGGCTAGCGTGAGGGTGACAATGGAATTGGTGCTTAAACACATTTAGAGGAATGTTCTGTTACTAGGCGGCATATCTCTTTGAAACGTTCTTCTGTATATCCGTTCTTCATTTTATTTACATCTTTATGTACCCATTGGATATTATCTTTGGTATAGCCTTTTGAACTGTCTATACGGTCCAGTGAGGCTGTTGATTCACCTGGGTTTGTTCTTTTCTTATATGAGGTTTTAAAGCTTAATTTTAATCCAGTTAACATGCAGACCCCATCCTGCTCCAAAAATAGATTCCACATATCTTCTATAGTGATATCAAAGCTTATTCCTCTTTTTTTCGCGCCAGCTTTTATCATAGCAAAATAAAACCCAGAGATATCTCCACACCCACGCCACAATTTGTGCTTTTGGCCAAGTATGTGCATACTGTGCTGACATCCACAGGAAAAGTTATTATCTGGACATCTTTTTAGATAATCATCCCTTCTTTCTACGGTTTTGCCACAGACACACTTACAGGTCCAATACCTATCTGTTCCTATCCCACTTTTACGTGGCCTACGTTCTGAGGATATTAAAGTAATATGTCCATATACCATACCTGGCTTTCTATCACATGGTAGCTCTTTCATAAAACACCTAATAAAAGTTTGTTAGTAATATCGTTCTGTTAGGTATTATACACCAGTTTCAAAGAAATGCCAAGTTTGGTGTATACTTCTATGTAGGAAAAGTCCTAATAAATCGTAATCAGAAACATAGAGAGATTAACATATGGCCGGAAACAAGAGGATATTTTATGCCGTAGAGCAAATTGGGGTCAAAGGTGACGGCGTTGCCGGTTCCTACAATGCTATTCATGGCGTACAATCTTGTGGTATTACCACGAATTTCAACCTAAGCCAGGTATTCGAGCTAGGTCAAATCTCTATCTATGCTAACATCGAAGACTTGCCAGATGTGCAGGTTACGGTTTCCAAGGTATTGGATGGTTATCCACTTATTTATCACTTGGCTACAGTACAGGCTACAACACCAACCCTGGCTGGTCGTTCAACCACAAAGTGCGTTCTAGCTCTAGCTATCTTCAACGATACTCAGACTGCCGCTGCTGGCACACCACCATCTCAGGTGGAATGCTCTGGTCAGTTCGTTGCTTCAGCTTCTTATCGTTTTGAGGTTGATGGTAACGGTACCGAAGATGTAAGCTTTGCTGGTAACAACAAAATTTGGAAGGGTCAAACCTATCTAAGCGGTGAAACAATTGCAACTACATTTACTGGTGCGTTTAGCGAAAGCGTTGTTGATAGTCCGCTAGCTGCCGTAGGTATTAGCCGTAGACAGCACGTTCTTTTTGAAAACACGATTCTGACAGCCGATGCCAATGGGCAGGTTGCTGACTACGACTGTACAGTTCTACCTAGAGAAATCGACGGTATTAGTACGAGTGGTTTGAATATCTTGGGTGCAGACGGTGTCTATCCAGCCCACATTCAGTCCATCAACGTTAATTGCGACTTCAATAGAACAGCTCTTAACGAACTTGGTCACTTGGCCCCATATACCCGCTATATCAACTTCCCAGTTCAGGTTACAACAGAAGTATCCGTTATCTCAAGCTCTGGTGACTTGGTATCTGCTACAGAAAAGGGTATCTTGACAACTGGTACTGGTTGCGCGGCTTTCCGTGGTAACCTAAGAGACAACACAATTCGTATTGCTACCTGCGAAGGTACGAGAGTATACTGCGGTACAAAGAACAAGCTACAGTCTATTAACTACACTGGTGGCGACACCGGTGGTGGTAACGTAACTGTAACCTACAGCTTCAGAAACTTTAACGACTTTACGGTTATGCATTCTGGTGACCCGAACGTTAATTTCACTTGGGCAAGCCGCACTGGTTACCTAGTTAACTAAGCGCGGGCGTAAGCGAGGGGGGTTGGGTCATAATACCCGCCCCTCTTCCGGTTTTTAGGGATAATAAGGATTTCGTCTATGGATACATCTACAATTACAGACTTATGGACCGTTTGTATCGTGATAAATGAATTTAATACAAAAGAAAGATATTGTATTTCGCATTCTGTCTGACAGCTTACATTGTGAGATAGGTGGGGTAATATATGTAGTCAGTAGTCCAGATATCCAATTGTTATATAGGGCGAATGAGTTAGAGAAGAAGATACTGTATAAAGAGAAGTACAATACAGAATGGCTCACTAAAGAAGAAACGGCGCATCTATTAGTTAAGCAGGAAATACTAAAGCCTGACATTGATACGATACTGAAAGACTTGAATACACAGCAGGATGACATTAAGTATGCGATGTATAAGGCTTTTCTACAACCTGATAATTTAGCTCAACTTAGGAAGCGCCTTGAGATGCTTAAAAAGCTAATAAACGAAACGTATTATAAGAAGCACTCCTTAGACTATTTGACGAAAGAAGGGTTTGCGGCGACCTGTCGCTCACAATTTTTGTTGATGCATACTGTTAAGACTGAGGATGGAAAGCCACTTTGGGACAGCGACGAATCTGTTAACTATCCGCTATTAGATTCTATTATGGCAATTTGTAACGAGAGGACATTAACAAACGAACAGTTCAGAGAGATAGCTAGAACGGAACCCTGGAGGTCTTATTGGTCAGCCGATAAGGATAACGTAATAGGTGGGCCTGCTATGTCATGGACAGAAGACCAAAGGACACTAGTGAGCTATAGTAAGATGTACGATAGCATATACGAGAATCCAGACAGTCCAAGTGAAGATATCATAAATGATGACGATGTTCTGGATGGTTGGATAGTTAATAGGAGGAGAGAGGCTGAGAAGGCAAAGAAGAAAGAGCAGCTAGAAAGTTTGTTGGATAATAAGCTAAAGGATGCAGACAATATCTTTATGGTTGCTAAGGACCAAAAGGCGGCGCAGGAAATATTTGATTTGAATACACCAGAAATGAGAAGGATAAAGGCTCAGAGAGATAAGGCCATCCAAGAACACGGCGTATTGAAAGAGTCAGAATTGCCAGACGTTCAGCTAGAGCGTTTGGTACAGGTAAATAGATAAAGGAGATATGATGGACGATTTACAGAATGTGATTCTACAGGCCCAAAGGGATAATATTAGGGCTAAGAATGAGGATAGATATAGGGACAACTCAAAGAAAAGACTCATTAGTATTATTGAGAAGAAGTTTAAGACGACGATGATTGGGTCGCTGGCAACCTTTGAAGATGTGTTTGGGTATCTTTGGGGCCATGGAGAGCAGAGTCTTTCTGAGGAACAGGCTGAGTTTCGTAGAATGTGGGATGAGGCTAGGACAGAGATACTTAATAAGGGCAATAACCAGCTTAGGGCTGTCCAGGATGAAATCGCTACATACACAATGACATGGGATAAATATAAGACGGACTTCATTATAAAGCAAAGGGAACACTGATGAGTACAGAAGCAGAAACACTAAAAGTGGAAGTTAAGGGCGATAAGAGAGCTGGAGAGCTGATTATTCGCGCACCAAACCTAGCTGATATTCGTGGGGGCCAGAGAGTATATAATTCCACATATAGGGATGCTATTGAAAGCAAGGCCTTTATGCGTATTAAACTGGACGACCTTGCAAAGGAACAGGGTATATGGGATGATACAAAGCAAGCGCGCTATACGGCTATTCGTCAAGAGTTGCTCGATATAGAGAAGAGGCTAGACGAGGGTGGCTTTAAGCTGTCCGAGGGCAAGGAGATTGCCATTCAGATGATTAAGCTGCGCAATGAGTTAAGGGTACTTATTTCTGACAGAACGGACCTGGATAACAAGAGCGCCGAAGGTCAGGCAGATAATGCTAAGTTTAGCTATCTTGCATCTGTTTGTTTGGTGTATAAAGATAATGGGAAGCCATATTATACTGGCCTTGATGATTACCTGAATAATGGGTCAGATGAGGCTGCTATATGGGGCGCTACGAAGCTTAGCTCGCTGTTATACGGCTTGGATAATAACTTTGAGGCTAAACTACCTGAGTTTAAGTTTTTAAAAGAATTCGGCTTTGTAGACGAGAAGCTGCGCTTCATAAATAAAGAAGGAAAGCTTGTAGACGTAGAAGGTAGGCTGATTGACGAAGAGGGCAGATTCATCAATGAAAAGGGTGAATTTGTGGACAAGACTGGCAACCGTGTTGATAAGGAAGGAAATTACCTTGTCGAGCGTAAGCCGTTCTTGGATGATGATGGCAATCCCATCGTAAAAGTGGAAGTAAAGACAGAGATAACTTCTGCTTCTGAGCCTGATAAATGGGTAGAAGAGGAAGTGAAAAAGTAGTATATATTCGCGGACAGTGTTAGCTATACGGATAGTGCATAAGTGTTTCTTGTGTCTATTCGTGTAGCTATTTTTATAGGTAAAAGGTAAAACCCAGATGGTAAGTAAGATTGGCTAAGACATTCCAGTTAACAGCACAACTTAATATACAGGCTCCAACTAATCTAAGGCCTGTTATACAAAGCATCCAGCAGCAGCTTGGTAATATTAGGGTTAATATTGATGTAAGGATAGACCCAGCCGCAGCTACTAGGGTTGCCGCCCTTAACACACAGCTTACACAGCTAAGTAGAACTCTTACAGGTATAACTGCTTCCACAACCGCTATTCGTGGGTTGTCCACCGCCCTTGGTGGTCTGAGTACAAGTGTCACAGCTACATCTAGGGCTGTTAGTACACAGGCCGCAGCATTTACTAAAACGAAGAATAGTATACAAGAAGCTCGTACTGAAATAGAAGCCTTTGGTTTCCAGTCAGCCTTGGCTATTAGACGCTTTGCTGCCTTTAGCGTTGGTACCGCCGGCATCCTTGGTTTAGTTGGTGCATTTAAAAGTGGCATCTCTGAGGCTATAAAGTTCGATAAGGAAATGGTCAGGTTGAGTCAGGTTACTGGCATCAGCATTCGTGGCCTAAAAGGTATTAATGATGAAATTGGGCGTTTGGCTACTACATTTGGAGTGTCCAGTGCTGGCCTTCTTGATGTGTCTACAACGTTAGCACAGGCTGGTTTGACTGCGCGCGAAACCAAGATTGCGCTTGAGGCTTTGGCTAAGTCAGCCCTAGCTCCATCCTTTGATAATCTAAAGGACACTACTGAAGGTGTTATTGCTTCGATGCGTCAGTTCTCATTGCAAGCTGGCGACGTAGAGAGTGCCCTTGGTTCTATTAATGCTGTGTCTGCTGCTTTTGCTGTTGAATCCGCTGACATTATCACAGCTATCCGTACAACTGGTGGTGTGTTCGCCTCAGCTAGTAAGGGTGTGTCTGAAGGTAAAAGAGCCCTAAACGAATTCATTTCTGTGTTTACGTCTGTTCGTGCAACAACTCGTGAAAGCGCAGAAAGTATCGCTACTGGTTTGCGCACCATCTTTACACGTATCCAGCGCCCGCGTACCATTGAGTACCTAAAAGAGTTCGGTATTAATCTACAAGACCTTGAGGGTAAGTTCGTAGGCCCATATGAGGCCGTAAAGAGATTAAGCGAAGGATTAAGTCAGCTAGATACCAGAGACAGCAGGTTCGCCCAGGTTACAGAAGAACTTGGTGGTTATCGCCAGCTTGGTAAGGTTATTCCTGCTATTCAACAGTTTGCCACGGCACAACAGGCTTTGCAGGTTGCTACTAGTGGTTCCAACTCATTGAATAAAGACGCCGCTATAGCACAGCAAGCTCTTGCGGTCCAGATTTCTAAGACTAGAGAAAAGTTCTTAGACTTGGTTCGTTCCTTTGCTCAATCAGCCACATTTAATAATTTGATAAGTGGTACTCTTAAGTTGGCAGATAGCTTTATAGCTATTGGTAACGCAATACGCCCTATTCTTCCTTATCTAACTATCCTAGCTGGCATCAAACTATCATCAAGCTTGTTTCAGTTTGGAAGTGGATTTGCTGGCGGTATAAAGAGAGGTGGTGGAGCAGGCGGTGCAGGTAGCGGTCTTGCTTCCCTTATAACTGGTAATCGTGGATTTGCTACTGGTGGTTTGGTTCCTGGCTACGGTAATAGTGATTCATATGCTGCTGACCTAACTCCAGGTGAATTCGTTATTCGTAAGAGCGCTGTTAAGGCATTGGGTGTTGACACCCTAGACAGCTTGAACAAATATGCAAGCGCGGGCCCAGTTAAAGGTCCAACAGCTAAACAGCTTCAAAACGCTAATAATCTAAGTCGTGCCGAATTTTATGCCCTTCCGCCAGCCGAAAGAGCTAGATTGGCTGCTAATTATTCAGAACCAGTAAAAAGTGGCTTACAGTCAACGTCTTCTGCAAAACGACTGTCTCCAAGAAACCTAACGGTTGATGGTCCTTATGGTGGTCTTTTCTTCCAGCTTGGTTCAAAGAGTGGTAATGTAACAACTGGCCCGGTATCTATTAATAGCTCTGAACTATCACAACAGAATCAGTCGCAGCTTGCTGGTATGTTTCCAAATAACAAGATTGGAAAGATAAGCGGGCAACCATTCCAATTCTATGTTAACAAGCAAAAGGGCGACCAGTTTGATAGGCTTGCTGAAGATAGTATGGGCAAGGTCATTGATAACATTCTGGCTACTGCTGGTGGTGCCGATGCAGTTTCTCAGGGAATTGGAAAGCCAATTGGTGAAGTAAAAGATATTATGAAGAAGCAGATAGGTTTCTCTGCTTTTGCTGGTAATATTTTCGAGGCGTATATTGGTGCTGTGGGTCGTCAGATAAACCCAGACCGTGGACGTTCCTTCGATTTCAATCCGGTCAACCCAGAGTTCCAGCAGTTGTTTGGCCCTAATGTAGGTCAGGCTAAATATGCCGATGCTAAACTATCTGCTACCAGTAAGTCACTACCAAGTATTCTAAAGAAGGCTGTAAGCGCTAAGCTTGCTGGCGCTGGAGACATTATATTCCGTCTTGGCAATGCCAATGTTGACGCAGTAACATCCAGGTCAAGTAAGATTGAAGAGGCTCTTGGTGACCAGTCTGGTATCCGTAGAACTGGTAGGGCTACTGGTGGACAAGTAGGTTCTGTAAAATCATTACTGACTCCTGGTGAGTATGTGCTTGGTAAGAGTGCTGTTAAAATGCTTGGACCGGCTACGCTAAATAAACTTAATAATGCTGACCGTGTTGGGTTTGCAATTGGTGGTCGTGCTGATTATATTCCAGAGGCTCAAAATAGATTTGATGAGGAATATAGAAGGCGTCGTTCATCCAATAGTCAGGCTACCTTAAAATACGCTGGGCTTTCTCAAGAAATAGCTAGAGCAGAAGTTGCAAACTTGATAGCTGCTAATCCAGGGATGTCTGCAAAAGAAGCGTATAATATAGTAAAGCGTGGCTTACCTAAAACCAGTGTTGTTAACAACTCTCTAAGTATTCCTGCCTCACAAGCAAACAGAGAGGCACAAATAAACACTGGCCTTGATGCTACCATTTTAAGAAGTAATGGAGGCCTTAGATATTCTAAGGCCAACCCAACTGCAATTCCTGGCCAAACAGCATCGGCTACTCCTATAGTTGCTGGATATGGTTTTACACCAGAATCGGGTGTTATTCCACCACCAAGCGGTTCTCCAGGTGGGGGCGGTCCTCCAGGTGGGGGTGGGCTTCCAGGTGGGGGTGGAGGAGGTGGTGGTCCAGTTAATCCATATACTCCAAACAGTAGGGTTCCACGTAGATTTGATAGGCTTCGTTCTCGTATAAGCAATTTTACTTCTGGTGGCAACCTTGGCTCTAGACTAGCCGCAGCCGGTCCAACTGCTGCATTTATAGCCGCCCCATTAGCTCAACAAGCTATTGGTGGTCCTGCGGGTAGCGCTATTGGTGGTGGTTTAGCTGCTGGTGCTGCGGCTGGTGCTGTTGGTGGTCCAATAGGTGCAGTATTTGGTGGCGCTATTGGTGCCGTAACATCATTCGCAAACTCAATTAGAGAAGTAGAATTAGCCAAAGATTTAAAAGATGTGGGAGATGCTGCTACTGGTCTACAAAAGAAATTTGATGAGTTCAATGTTGGTAAAGCTACTAGTCAAGAATTGAATAACAGTATAGGGGCAGCATCAAGAACCATTAATAGAGATAGGAATAATTCTTTATTTACTGGTGGAACAAGTATTAGAAATTTTGTTGGTGGAGAAGATAGGCTACGTCAGAGCGATGCTTTTGGTGGTGGTTTATCTGGTGCTATATCTAATAGTTTGTCAAAGAAGTTTGATACTGCTTCTGAAAGACAAGCTAAAATTGGTGGTTTTGTTGAGCAACGTCAGTCAGAGCAATTAGTTAATAGGCAGCCGATAGCTGCTGCTGCTGAGGGATTTTTCGCTAAAAGATTTGGCAGGGCTCAGTTTGGGTCTGGTAACGAAGACTTTAAGAATGATGATGCTGTACGAGCATTGGCATATAGTGGTCCTGACGCCGTAAAGAATAATAAGGCTTTAAGTGAATTAACTGGCGTTGCTAAAAATGTTAAGGAACGAGAGCTTGGAGAGGCTAGAGTTAAGACTCTTGAAAAAGAATATAAGGCTCTTAAAAACCTTCAGGCTAGCTCTGAGGCTGTTACAAAAAACGTAGAAATATTAGCTCAGTCTTTTGATAAAGTATCGGCTGGCGTGGCCAGAACTTTAGCAGAAAGCGATAAAAGAAGTATAGTAACCGAAGACTTGTTGGGTCAGTC